GGATCTTGGTGACTTCCGGAGAATCCGGGAGAACATGCAGGAGATCTCCAGACTGGGCATGATTGGTCTGGATACCGTCACTCGTGTTGCTGCCGGTACCGAGAACCCGGACTCCTTTGATGCCATGTCAAAGATGCTGAAGGAAGTCACCAAGATCCAGAAAGAAACCCTTGAGGCATACAAGCTCCGTCTTGAAATCGATGAGATCAAGCAGGGTCTGGCATCTGGACAAGGAAGCAAGAAGAAGGTTGACAGTGTTTCATCTGTCAATGTGGACAAGGCCGTTTTCGTTGGATCACCATCTGATCTCCTGAGAAAACTGGACGAAGAAGATGGTAGTTAGAGACGAAGGCTATAAGGGGAATCCAAATCTCCTGAGAGCCGGTACTATCTATTCCTTTACACAGGAAGAGATGGAAGAGTACAAGAAATGCCGGAATGATATTGTGTACTTCACCGAGAAGTACATGAAGATTATTACCAAGGACAACGGTATTCAGCCCTTTCTACTCTGGGACTTCCAGAAAGACATCCTGAAGAACTTCTGTGACTATCGATTCAACATCTGTAAGCTTCCGAGACAGGTGGGCAAGTCCACTTGTTCTGTTGCCTACATGCTCCACTACATCCTGTTCAACCAGTATGTGTCCGTTGCCATTCTGGCTAACAAGGCCACCACAGCCCGTGAGATCCTTGGCCGTCTAAAGCTGGCCTATGAGAAGCTGCCTAAGTTCCTTCAGGCCGGGATCGAAGAATGGAACAAGGGTGGGATCCTGCTGGGCAATGGATCTTCCATCATGGCTGAATCCACTGCATCCGACTCCGTTCGTGGTTTCTCGTTCAACCTAGTGTTCCTTGACGAGTTTGCCTTCGTGCCAGACAACATTGCCGAGGACTTCTTTACCTCCACGTATCCTACCATCTCTGCTGGTCTGACCACCAAGATGATCATCGTGTCTACCCCGAAGGGTATCAACCACTTCTATGACATGTGGATGGAAGCCGTGGAAGGCAAATCAGACTTCCATCACTATGAGGCCCACTGGTCCATGGTTCCGGGACGTGACAAGAAATGGTACGAGACCACCATCCGTAACATCGGGGCACACAAGTTCCAGCAGGAATACGAATGTGAGTTCCTTGGATCTTCCGATACTCTCATCTCAGGTAGCAAGCTCAAGGCACTCAGAGGTGCCAGACCAATCCGGGAAGAGGGACACCTCAAGATCTATGAACAGCCAAATAAGGATGACAAGTACGTGGTGACAGTCGATGTCTCTGAAGGCATCGGACAGGATTACCATTGTGTCACAGTCCACAAGATCAGCAGCATTCCGTTTGAGCAGGTTGCCGTCTATCGAAACAATGAGTTATCAACCCTTATTCTACCTTCGATAGTAAAGAATATTGCTCACAACTACAATGATGCTTATGTTATGGTTGAATTGAACAACATGGGACAGCAGGTATCCGACATCCTCAAGTGGGATCTCGAATATGAAAACATCTTCACCACCATGAGCAAGCAGGGCAAGGGCCAGTTTATCAACTACCGGTTCGAGAAGACCCAGAATTATGGTGTAAAGATGACCACATCCACCAAGAGAATTGGATGTGACAACCTGAAGACCCTGATCGAATCAGACAAATATATCGTCCGGGACCAGAGAACCATCGATGAACTGAAATCTTTCGTTGCCAAGAAGCAGTCCTATCAGGCTGATACAGGCAAGAATGATGACACCGTGATGACTCTCGTCCAGTTTGCTTGGATATCAAATCAGCAGTTCTTCAGGGATCTGATGCAGATTGATATCCGGGACACCATGGCCAAAGAAAAGATTCAGGGTCCGGAAGAACGTAATATCCCATTTATGGTCACCCCAACCCAGCTTCTGGATCCTTGGGGCAGGGAATCGGAGGTTATCGGTGAGGATCGTTGGTACACCGTGAAGGTCTGAAGAAGTCAAAATCTCTAAATAATTGCTGAAAGATAACATTTTCAAACAATAAGTCTAATAGGGAGAAAACCAATGGCTTTTCAACTCTCACCGGGTGTTCTAGTTGCCGAGATTGACCTTACTGGTATCATTCCATCTGTTGGAACTACCGAAGGAGCCTTCGTAGGTGACTTCAATTGGGGTCCAGTAGAGGAAAGAGTTCAACTGGCTGATGAAGGTCAGCTTGTGAACCGTTTCTACAGACCAGACTCCAACAACTTCACATCCTTCTTCAGTGCTGCAAACTTCCTTGCATATGGACGTAACCTGAAGGTTGTCCGTGCCGTAGACGAATCTGCTGCAAAGAATGCTACTGCCGATGGCTCTGGTGTTCTCATCAAGAATGAAGGCAGATACGAAGAAGACTACTTCGATGGTTCAGGTGCCGTAGGTAACTGGGCTGCTCGTTATCCGGGTTCAATCGGAAACTCTCTTGCTGTTTCCTCCTGCTCTTCCGGTGCTGCATTCGAAGCTCTGATGGTTGCTACTGCAAACACCACAGCCCTCTCAGCTACTGTTGAGTTCTCTGCAAACGTTCTGGCTGATGCTACAAGACCTCTTTCTGCTGGTGACTACCTCACCATCGGTACACTGGGAACCGTCCTTGTTCTGGACATCCCATCTGATGGTCTGTCTTGCAACGTCAACTCTTCTGCTCTGATCTCAGAAACCCTCACCAATGCCGGTGCTATCGGTAAGTGGAGATATGCTGATGAGTTCGACAACCAGCCGGGAACCTCCGACTATGCATCTATCCGTGCCGGATCTGGTGACGAAATCCACGTCATCGTTGTAGACGAAGGTGCTCTTGTCACTGGTATTGCAAATACCGTGCTTGAGAAGTACTCCTTCCTGTCTGTTGCATCTGATGCAAGAACCGATGATGGATCCACAAACTACTACAGAGACGTTATCAAGAACCGTTCCGAGTACGTATGGTGGATGGACCATCCGGCTGGTGGCACCAACTGGGGATCCCCAGCTACCGGTGTGACCTTCACTAACAAGCTGATCCCTGACTATGACAGACTGTCTGGTGGTGTTCGTGGTGCTCCTACTGCTGCCAACACTGTACAGGGCTGGGATCTGTTCAGAAACGGTGATGAAGTTGACGTGTCCCTTCTGGTGACCGGTGACGTGGGTGCTACCGTAGCAACCTACGTGATCAACAACATTGCTGAAAATCGTAAGGACTGTGTTGCCTTCATCTCTCCTGAAAGAGCAGATGTGGTGGACAACAAGAACGGTGAAGTGACCGATGCCATTGCATATCGTAACTCACTGCCTTCTTCTTCCTATGCTGTCATGGATAGCTCTTGGAAGTACCAGTTCGACAAGTACAACAACCTGTTCAGATGGGTTCCAATGAACGGTGACATTGCTGGACTATGTGTTCGTACCGACTTCACCAGAGACCCATGGTTCTCACCAGCAGGGTTCAACCGTGGTCAGATCAAGAATGTCTGGAAGCTTTCCTTCAACCCGAATGAAAGTGATAGAGATGAGCTTTACAAGAAGGGTATCAACCCAATCGTGACCTTCCCCGGTGAAGGAACCATCCTGTATGGTGACAAGACCATGCTTGCAAAGCCTTCTGCCTTCGACAGAATCAATGTTCGTAGACTGTTCATTGTCCTTGAAAAGGCAATTGCACGTGCAGCCAAGTACTCACTCTTTGAGTTCAACGATGCATTCACCAGAGCACAGTTCGTGTCTCTCGTGGATCCATTCCTCAGAGATGTGCAGGGCAGACGTGGTATCTTCGACTACAGAGTTGTCTGTGACGAAACAAATAACACTCCAGAAGTCATTGATAGAAACGAATTTATCGGTGACATCTACATCAAGCCTGCAAGAAGCATCAACTTCATCAAGCTGAACTTCGTGGCTGTTAGAACTGGTGTGGCATTTGAAGAAGTAGTTGGCAAGTTCTAAGCTAAATAGACATGACAACCACATTCAGGAGATAAAAAGAAATGGTATTCAGACCACAAGAATTTAGATCTGCACTTACCCAAGACGGTGCAAGACCTAACCGGTTCAAAGTGAGAATGAACTTCCCACCGAATCTCGTCACAGCCCTTCGTGCTGGTGGTGGAGATAACCTTTCGGTTCAGGAAGAGTTCTCATTCATGTGCCGTACAGCATCCCTTCCCGGCTCAACCGTGAACCAAGTACCGGTTTACTACATGGGCCGTGAAGTCAAGGTACCGGGTGACCGTGTATTTGACGTATGGACAGTTACCATCATCAACGATGAAGGGTTCCGTGTGAGAAATGCTCTCGAACTCTGGATGAACGAACTCAACAGCCATGCTGGAAACTCTCGTTCACTGGAAATGATGAACTCGTTCGACTATTCAGTTGATGCTCACGTCATTCAGCTTTCCAAGTCTGAAGACATTGGTGCTCTGAAGTCCTA